CTATGAAGAAAGGATTAGGACTGCCAAGACTGCTCATTAGCTAAAGTTTCCAATAAACTGTGCAGCTATGTTTGTATTGGTTCGTGCTATCCAAGCAATAACATCAACCTGGTTTGCACCTGTTGATAATGTAGGTGCTGTGCCATCACTGAAATCCCAATACGACCCAAATGCTGCGGTTCTACTTCCTGTACCATCTTGAGTTATAAACAAAACACCACTCTGTCCAGCAGAGATATTAGAAGGGTTGGCAAAGGTAACATTACCAGTAAGTGTTGTAGAAAAATTATTAGCAGTTCTAAAATCTAATGTGATTGTAGATGCGTAAGAGACAGCAGATATTTCTCCGATAGTTCCTTTTGTAGTAACTCTTCCGTTACCAGAACCACCACCATTATCAAATACAAGCGTGTTTAATGTGCTTGTTTCGTGTGCAACATTAGTGACTTTAAGTGTTGACATTAATCAGCCTCCTCTGCGGTGTTGGTCTTAGCCCACTCAAGGTACTCTTGGTAGTCGGTATTTGCTTCGTCAAATGGAATAGATAACGTTCTATTTGTATAGATTTTATTTACAACATTAATCTCTGATGAGATAGGGTCTTTATATAGTTTGTATTTAATAAATGACATAGTTAAAGTTCTGCTGAAAAAGCAATTTTTGCTGAGGCATTATTGCTAATCCAACGATTAGCATGACCTGCAGTTCTTGAGGAATCTCCTGTCGCATACCATAAAACTCCATTTTTGTTTGTTTTATAACTTGTTAAACCGCCATCTATATTACAAGAACCACCCGCTGAAAATATAGTGTAATAATTAGCACCAGTATTAGCATCTATTGTTGGAGTTGTTCTCATCTCAACAGGCAATTGTACACCTCCATCAACTTGTGTCGCAGAGTAGTGATCTCCAAAACAAACAAACTTTTGATCTCCCTCAATCCATAGTATATAATATCGTCTACAAAGCTGAAGCTCCTGTGCGAATGTCCTATGCTCAAAATCTGTTGCCGTGTCGCCTACTTCTAATTGAACTCCTGTAATAAAAAATGTTCTATTTGTACTATCAAATATAGAATCTATCCCAACAGCACGATTAGCAGCAGTATTACTACCCCAGTTTGTTTGAAGTGTTCCAGAACTATACGTTGAACCAGCATGGAACCACCAAGCAAGCTCCATACTAAGTAAATTATCACTATTAAATGCACCTGTCGTATCGGCTGCAAAAGTTAATTCAACTCTTGTCCAACTTGTAGTTACAGAAAATGTTTTAGATATTGTCCTGTTGTTATCAGTATCTCGAAGTTCAGCTACATAAGTCGCTGAAGCATTTGCTTTACAATAAAAACTAAGAGTAAATTGTTTTGCATCAGAAGTACCTTTAGCAAATCTTTGTAGATCCTGTCCTTCAAAATTAGTTAGTAATCTATGATATTCACCAGCAGCAATACTTGTATCGGCAGTCGTAGTAGCTATTTTTAAACTTTTAGAAAATCCAGAAGGAGCATCACTTTCTTGCGTTACTGAACATCTACCAGCAGAAAGACCTTGAGAAATAAAAAATCTATCTAATGTGTATGTGTCATCATAATCGCCTGCTGAACCTATATTTGTAAACGAAGTTCCCCTTTGACTACAAATCATTGCACCATTTATATTAATGCGTCTATTACTTAACTGCCCTCCATTAACACCAGTTATATTTTGCAGACTGTTTGATGAATCTTTACTAACAACCGTTCCATCAACATCACTAGGTAATGTAAGCGTTTTATCTGATGCAGGGTTGCTGGTTGGAGCAGCTATGATAACTCCATTTCCACCGCTATGTTTTAGCTTAATACTTGCCATAATTAACTAGGTTTTGGGTTAGCGTCTTTAACCGCTTTGATGTGGGTTGCCCACGTTCCAGTTGTATCTAGTTTACCTGCCTTCATGTCGACATACAACATATCAAGTTGATCTCCAAAAGAAGCGTAAACAGTAGAACCATTAGTTGTTCTATCGGTTTTGTACTTAACAGCAGCAGCTTCAGCATCTAGTGTGGTTCGTGCAGCATCTATTTTGCTTTGCTCAAGAGTTACAGATTTTCCATCTTTATCAAAAGCACCTGTGCCATCATCAACAGTTACAGCATCAGGATATGCTTTATAAATAGCTTCGTGATCTAAAGACATTATGCTGCTACCTCCATGACTGTTAGTGTTGAAACATATCTTGCTCCAGCAGTACTATCAGGGTCAGTTTGTGATCTGTTAATGTAAAGTGTTACACCGCTACTTACTTCTACACCTTGAAGTTTTATAGTATGTGCATTTCCATCAGTTGCGTTTACCAAAAAATCAATAGCTACAGGAAAAGTGGAATATTGACTATAACCAGTAGTAGCAGGGTAACCTATACCTGTATGGCTTATAGGTCTGTTGCTTGCTGCATCTGCTTTGCCAACGTCAGTTCCATTTACATCTATTTGTATATGACCATTAGATGCGTATTGCTGTGATACTTGAACTTTACCTGTAATGTAAAATTTACTTGATGAACTTGCAGGTGTAATTGTTATTGATAAACCACTAATATCTGTAGTGCCAGCAGATTGTGCAATGCTTTGAGTATCAGTTTTTGTAACTGATAGCAATTGAAGAATTTTACCCCTTGTTACGCTAGTTGCTAATGTATCTGTATCGACACAACCATCAGGCAAACCTCCTACTGAGATTCCTGTAACTGTTCCTGATCCGTTGATTGCTATTGGCATAACTATAGGATAACTAATTTTGCACCAGAAGGCACGGTAATCGTGACTCCGTTATTAATTGTAGGACTTACGCTATGAGCGTGTTTATTAGCAGTAATACTATAAGAAGTTGTTGCAGTTTGGTCATTCTCAAAGAACACTTCATCTGTACCGCCTCCCGTAGCTCCAGCACCGCCACCAATAGCACCCCAGGCTCCATTGTTATAGCCTTCAAACTGATTAAGAGTTGAGTTATGTCTTAACATACCAACAGCAGGGCTGCCATCTCTCTGAGCCGTTGTACCAGATGGAATTGTAAGACTAGATGTATAGTTATGAGTTATCTTTCCTGTAAAAGTACCTCCAGCTTGAGGCATTAATCCTAAATTAGTACTGGCTGCTGTTCCTACAGTTACATATCCATTATTTGCTGCATTTCTTATCTTTAAAAGTCCATCAGATGTATCAACGTGCCATTGGAACGCATAATTGGTTGTCAACGCACCAGACTTACTGTTATTAGACGCAATAGCTTGTAAAACACTATTGATGTCACTACGGACTGCACTTCCTGTCCCGTTATCAATTATAAAATCGTGTTCTGCCATTTAAAAAAGTAACATTGTGCCTATTCTACCCTCCTTTACCAAATCCGACAGCCTGATAAGTGAAATTTCTATCAATCGAAGCATTTGATGAATTTTTAAAGTGAACAGTAAAACCCGTTCCAGATATACTGGACACTTCAAAGTAATCTCCAGATGCCATATTCTGAGCATTAATGCCAACAGAGGGTAGATTGGAATTTGCTCCAAGCAAGGAAGAAGTACCAACAAAAAACGGATTGGTAAACGTAACAGCCTTTGCACCTGCTCCGCTTGCAATAACATTACCTTGTTCTGTTCTTCTCTGTAAAGATGCTGTATAGCCTAACTGTGAAACTCTTATATCCTGTGCAGTATCATTACTTGTTAACTTAGCCCTAAACTGAAATCCTCTGCCTTTATAAGTACCATTTGCAAAGGTTTGAAAATCAGAATAGGTAGGAGATCCAGAACTGGGATTATCTTGCGTAACTCTTACTAACATTTCAGCATTAACCTCTGTAGCTGTAGCTCCGTCAAAATCAGTAATATCATCAATTAAACCTCTCGAATCAAATAAATCTGATGGATAGAAACCTTCTGTCAGGAAGTGACGTTTGAGATCAAGACTGAACACACCACCTAAATCTAAAGTATCTCCACCAGCAGTTCCACCAAAATCATAAGTACCAGAACTTGCAATACCACCAAAATCATCTAAAGAACCAATAGCATCAAAGTCAGTTATCGTATCAAACAACCCAGAACCAGCTAAGTTAATAGTTCCTGTAGCAGAATCAAAATCAATACTAGTTTTTGTTCCTTGAAACTTAGGACTATCAGTATCTTCTCTTCTGGTCTGTGTTATTAAAGGAGCTTGGTTATCAGGAAGATCAATGATTACACTTGTCTCTCCTGGACTGAATCTATCTCCATCATCTCTGAACTTAAGAATGTACTCACCTTCAAGATATGGAACTTCCGCAGTTGTTGTATTACCAGCTAACGCTTCAATCAAATCAACAGAATTAGTAAATGTGCCACTTCCATCAGTTTTTGTGGAGTGTCTTACATAAACACGACCACCATGAATAACGTCAACGTCAGTAGATAAATTCCAACGTAATCTTACTAACTTTTCACTAATAGGCTCTGCGGTTAATCCAGTAACATTTCCTGGTAGGGCAGTTTTACCTTGTGCTGTGAAAGTTAAATTGGCAGAAGTAGCACTCGTCTGTAATGCTGTGTTATAGCTAAATACTTGAAACTCATACGTTCCAACATCACTATTAAATATTTCAAAATCAGGAGAAGATACTGTCTGTGATACAAAGTTTCCATTATTAAATCTATAGTTAACCTGATACTGTGTAACACCGACAATAGGTTGCCAACTAAGAATTAACTTAGATACGGCTTGGTTATTGATAACAACAATTTTTTCTTCAGCCTGTAGTGCAGATGGAGGATCTTTTGGCAGGTTTAATATTGATACTGTTCTTGTGGGTAAACTTGCACCATCTTCAATAAAAGCATATTTAGCATTTACATAAGATAAAGCGGTAATCGCATAATTTATACCATCAGATTCTTCTACTGTTATCACTCTAAATTTTTGAGCTTCAACTGTATCATTCTGTAAAAGCCAACCTGCATTTACATTTGGTGCTTGAGAAAAGGCACTATCAACTGTAATTACTGCACCTGAGATAGATGAGACACCTTTAGTTTCCATCGTTCCATCAGGTAAAATAACAGATAAAGTTGGATTATTTGTTGTTGCCAAATCAGTTGCAGCAGAATCATCTACAGTTATTTCAGTCGTTGTCGCAGCACTTATTCTTCCTCCTCTCCTTACACCAGAACGTACAGGATCAGCTATCTCTATAACAGCACCAGGTCTTACAACAACTCCAGAATCTATTGAAGTTCCAAAAGTAACAATTTCACTTTCATTTTGTTCAGCAAATAAAATAGCTTTTGCTAATCTTCTAGCCTGACCTCTGGATGTACACGCAAATCCTTTTACCTGTTTAATAATTACTCCTAGCTTGGCTATCGAAGCGGTATCTTCATAAACTTCATAATCTATTTCTCTACTATCCATATTGAAGTAAGAAACAGAAATTACAGTATTTCTTGTCTTTAATCCACTTCCTGAGTAACTAAATCCTTCAGAAGTTACATTAGATAAATTAAATAAATAGCTTGCATCTTTTGGACTATCTTGTGCAAGTTGAATACTACCAGCAGACCATATTGGCATACATCTCATAACACCTGCAAGTTCATTTATGAGATCAAATGCTTCACTTGATGATTGAATATTTACATTACAACTAAATCTAGCTTCCTGTCCTCCTAATCCATCTGATACCAATGTATTTGCAAATTTACTAGCAGTAACAAAAGAAAATAGATCAAGAGAACTTTCTGTTATGTGATTTCCAAATCCATAGCGTGTGTCTAAAAGTAAGTCTAATAACACCATCGCAGGGCATGAACACCATTGAGCAGCACCCATAACTCCATTAAAAATATATCCATCTGGATAAATTATTCGACCAGTATCAGCATCAACAGTTGGAGTTCCAGAACTATTTGCACCAGCACCAGGAATCCTTACTTTTATTCCTCGAATACGATACTTTCTTGTTGGTATTGATTGAAACTGCATAGAATCCAATCTGACAGAAGCATAAGCACTGTTCGGGTAAGTGGAAGCATCATCAATAATTTCACCAAAACTTGTCCATGCAAAGGCATCAATAAGACTTGAAGTTGTACTATCTGCTGTTACTCTTGTAACTCTTATATCAACAGGAAAAGCACCTGTAAGATTTATTCTGTAATCTCTTTGGTACGCATCAGCACTTCGACCTGTAATAGTGTCATCAATAACATCAGTAAAACCACCAGAATTATATTGAACTGCTATCTTTAATCGAACAGAAGAACCTAATAAATCTCCTTTATCTGTAGCTCTTTGTAATTGAGGTAATGTAATAGTTACATTAACGGCATCAACATTTGAATTTGTGATCTGCCTTGTAACTGGAGAAGATTGAGTAACAGTTACACCTACTCCCGTTACAGAAGAACTACTTTCAATACCTTCAACTTTTGTTTGACCTGACGTTCCAAAACGAGGATTAAATGTCACATCTTGAAAGTTAAAATCAGTTGTAGTTGGATTAGTAGAATCAGCAGATGATTTTAAAACAGGAGTATCGTTAAGGAATACATCTTTTAATGCAGCATTATTATATGCAGCAGTTCCTTGTGTTCTACCTTCTTTTGAAGCAGTAGCAAAACCTTCTATCTCTCCTTCAGAAATAAGATCAAGAAAGGTAGCAAACTGCCTACTGTGTAAAGTATCAGGTGCTCTGGTTGGTTGAGGTGGGGTAGGAGGAGAAGGTGCTCCAGATCCTCTGATAATTTTAGGTTTGGTCATGCTTGTACCTGCTGAGTATCGACTGCTCCACTTATAACAACTGATCCTGTTACTATTTCTCCATAGACTATTGGAACAGGAGTACCTGCTCTTGATGTATTTTGCGTACCAGAAAAACTAAATGATAATTGTGGATCTTGTTCTGATTTAAATTCTTTTGGTTTTGGCAAAGGAAACAGCATTTCAGAAACACCATTTAAAACTAAAAATGCTCCAGTATAAACAAATGCTTGTGCTAAATAAGCTCCACCTAATCTTGAGGCTTCAAATACTAATCCCGATTTTGTAAGACTCGCACCACCTGTAGCAAAAGCTATACCAATTAATGCAGCACCTAATAAAACTTTCCTCATTCCACCACCAGCACCACTAATAACAGGAACAATATGTATATCTTCTTGGCCTATAGGATGATATATTTCTTCTTCATCGACAGCATAATTACCAACTTTTACCTGATAATATTGAGGATTCATATATTTTTCTACTTGAGGAAAATTATTAACAAGAAAACTAACTACTTTGGCAAGACTATCTACTTGTATTTCAAATTCTTTATGACCTACAAACTCTGCAAGTTCGCCATATAGCTTCAGTTTACGCAACATAACGATACCTCCCTCCTGTGCATTTTAATAACCATTGAGAATAAGGCTCTCTACAAGATAGTCTATCGGTTAAATGATGTAAAACATCTCCATCTAAAAAAATAGCTACATGATTTAAACCAGGAGATCCAATAGACATAAATAACAAATCTCCATTCATTGTTTTTTCTTCTGGCCTTAGTTCTCTAAAACCAGTTCTCCAAGCACAAGTTTCAAATAAAGGATTAAGAATAAACTCTTCTGGTGTTGTAGGTCTATCCCAATCTCTAAGTTCAATATTCTTATCTTCTTTATACCAATCTCTTACTAAACTCCAACAATCAGTTACGCCCCAAACCCAAGGTCTACCTAGTAAAGGTGGTTTATATCCACAAGGTTCGCAATACCCCCATTGTTCTGTTTTTGGGTTAACAATATGCCACGGAAGATTACTTTGTTCGCAGCTAATTTTATCTGCCTGACTAGGAGTTGGAGGTGTTACAGGGTGGCTATGAACAACGGCTGTTATTTCTCCAGTATTATCGGCTTTTACATAATCTTCTGGGTCGATAATAAAACATTGATGATCTGTCATTGAAAGATTACGACAAGGATAATATCTTTCTTTTCCTCGAATATTTAACAATAAACCACAAGACTCTTTAGGGTCTTGGTCTTTCGCATGAGTAAGTGCTTCTTCTTTCCAATTCATGCTATAAACGTACCAATCGAAGGAAACTCTGTTCTAGTACATTGTCTTTTGGGAGCACGAACACCAGCAAGATCAAAAACAGCAGCTAATTCAAAGGAAACAACTTCTCTATTTTCTGCTGATTTTCTATCAATCTTGTAAATCTCTTGAGGAAATTCTGCTGTAGGGTCTGGTGTTCCAAGTGGATTAGTATTACCAGCAAAATTAGCTCCATCAAGATAACGTGCCAAAGTTCTAATTCTTGTCACAGTAGCTCCTGTTAAATCATTACCTGTTGTTATCGAGTTTACGTTCAGCAAAATAGCAGTAATAGTTCCAAGTGCGTTGCTGACAGTAAGTGTTGGTCTGGGTAATTGACCTTTTCTAAAAGCAAAACCTTCTGCCTGTATTGGCATTTTTATATAAGTATTACCAGCCCAGATAATATCTCCATTACTTAGTGCATTTGTTCCGTTATGAAATCTATAAGTAGCTGTTGATCCATGTAATGCAGCATCAGTTGTAATACTGAATAATTCAATTATTGCTGAAGGATTGATCTTTTGTAGATCAGTAATAATCGGAGCAGTACTCATGGTTCAAATACTTCTCTAAATGTTGCCTGTATTGTAGCTCTATTGTTATAAGGTATAGATTTATTCCATGCCTCACAAACAAATTTCTGTGCAGTAGCTTCTCCTGGAGCAGTAAAATCAAAACTATCATTATCTTCTGCACGGGCATCAAGGAAGGTTTCTATTTCATCTGCTTCCACTTCAGAAACATTAAAAGTAAAGTTATAAACTTTAGGATTTTGATGTTGTGCTAATCCAAATAATATTCTATGTTCATAACCATCAGCAAAACGAATTGTTCTAGTATTTGGTGCGGATCTTTTTTGTTGTCCGTATGTAGGTTTTATTGAAGGAAACGTAGCCATTATGCAAGCATACCTCCTGGTCGTTTTTGTTTAATTAATTCTGATTGTATAGCAACTGAAATCATACGACCAAGTTCTCTACTTTGTTCTTCATCTCCTTCAACAGAAGAACCAGAAGCATCTACATTTACTACTACAGTTGTTGAACCAAGATTGTGATTTGGAATTATAGTACCTGCACTATTAGGAACAAAAAGTTCTGGACCTCTTTCTCCTACTATTGAAGGCTTACCAACGGGAGGTCTACCACCATTAGCAAAATTCTTCATCGTAACTTCGCCTGGTGTTGCTGCAGTGAAACCCTTACCTGCAAAAACATCAGTTTCACCACCACTACCTCCTCCAAAGAATCTCAATCCAATTCCTAATATTTTCATTCTTATTTGTTGTGCAATCATCTGTGCTGCCATATCTAAAAACGCATCTGCTGTACGCATAAATAAATTTCTTAATGCTTCTTGTGCTGTCATTGAACCTTTCACAATACCTTTGAATGATTCTCCAAAAGCATTTCCAATAGTTTCGGCTGCTGTTACAACCATAAAAGAAGTTGACATCAGTTTTCTAAGCTCTGCTGATGTTTTATCCATAGCGGTAGGAATAGAATAGCTCATGGATTCCATTTCTCTATTAAGCTCTTTCATTAATTCCTGAATGGTTGGCAATCCTTCTTCTAATTCCTCAAATTTTTCTAAAACTTTTGCAACACGTTGTTCCATTCTTTGAGCAGCATTTAAAAATAAACCTGGATCAACTTCTCCTAAATCAACCTGTCCAAAAGTAGCTATTAAATTAGTAATACGAAAAAATTCACTAACAATAAATCTTGCTTTATCTACATTTTTTATTTGTCTAGCAGTTGCTAATTCTGCTTCAAGATTTGCTTCTAATAGTGCTTTAGATACCGAAAGTTGCAAATTTTTAAATCCTGTTATTTTTGCTTCTCTTAATAATTGAATTTGTTGTTGAATACTCAATTTATTACTTGTATCTAAAATAGCTGCCATAGCAGTTCTAGTATCTTGTACAGCAGCTAAATTTTTAAAAGTATTAGGATTATCCCCAAAAATAAAAGCAGCAGCTTGTCCTGTGTCTCCAAATCTTGCAAATGCACCAGCCATTTGAGTAGCTTCTTCTTTAGTTATATTTAAAGCTGTTGCAAGTTCTCTAATATTATCTCTAGTAAATCCTGCAGAACTACCAGCATTTCTTAATACAAAATCAAGTTGAGCTACTGACTCATTCATTTTGTCTTGTTGTGTTGTAAATTGCCCTACCGCAGTTCCAAGGATTGATAATGCAAATCCAAATTGTCCTCCTAGCATCCCTCCTGCTAAACCACCGATTGCACCGCCTGTTGCTGCTGCACCTGTTTGCCCAAATAGTAAAGGAAACGCACCACCGATAATTGCACTACTAGCAATATTGCCCATATTGCCTCTCTGATATTTAGCGTTCTGTTGTTTAGCTTTTGAGTTCTGGTTAGTTGCTTTTGTGTTTGCTTGCTGAAGTTTAGTATTTTTAAGATATTGACTATTATTTAAATCTAAATTTTTAGTTTGTGTTTTTAAAGCATTAGTAGCAGCTTTATGTCTTGGTGTTCCTCTTTCTACTTGATTAACATATTTCTGTAAAGATTCTGCTGTTGCGTTTTGTATATCATTAGTTTTGCCAAAGGCTTCTCCTGTTTTATTAATATCTTTTACAAGATTATCCATATCTTGTCTGTATTTTTTTATTTGATTACGAGATTTTTTTCCTCCTTTTCCTCCAACATTTCTAGGATTTTCTATGTCAATACCACGAATACTATCTACACTTTTTGCTAATTCCTCTGCTTTCTTTTTTGCTCTATCAAGACCAGATTCTCCTACAATATTAAATTTTATATTTACACCGTAATCGGCCACAGCAAAAACAAAACTTTATCTTAGTGTACCGCTTTTAGCGTTTTCTTGCCCGTGATTTATTTTTTGCTTCTTGAATTGTTTTTTCTTCTAATTCTCTTTTTAATTCATAATATCCAGACCAACCTATTAATTCTTCTTGAGTCATCTGTTTACATAACTCTCGAACAGTAAGTCCTAACTCTGAAGCTAAAAAATATACAAAATGCCAGTGATTATTAGCTTTTTAAATCTGCTTTCGCTTCCTCCATTTTATATTCAGATCCAGAATTTAACATAGCTAATTGGATTTCCTGAAGAATAGAAGCATTTACTTCTCTTCTTAATGAGGCTTTATGACCATCTTGGAATAATCTTTTACCATCTTTATCAAGAGCTTTTGTAATCATAAGTGTCAAAGCAAAATCATCAGCAGATGAATTGTCTCCAGATAAAGCAACAATGGATTCTCTTTCGGCAAGTGTTAATGGATTCCAGTAAATCTCTAAAATTGTTTCCTCCCCATCTTTCAATTCGTACAAATATTTTTGGTTTACACCAAATTTGTTCTTAAGCAGTTCAATCGCTTCCATAAATTTATTAGATTGCTATTCTATTATACTAGGCATTTGCTGAAAATTGACAAGATATTATTCCAATAAAATGACTTCTATCCTCTATTTCCAATGGAGTTGGACCGTTTATGTCTAATACTCTAGGTTTACAACTAAAAGTATCTGAATAATTAGAAGCATTTACTGAAGTTAACCCATCAATTACAGCTTCTCCTATCGCAGATAAAACAGAAGTACCCTTACTTTTTGGAACGTAAATATTACATTGAATAACACCAGCATAGTAATCCGAAGCTGCTCCTTGATTCTGCAAAGTTGATTGCGTAAAGTTTACACTCATCAAAATATATTTTTTACTTTTCCCAGGAGTTACAAAATGAACATTATCATATACCATCTCAACAGTATTATCTGCTGCTGCAACTGCATCTGTAACTGCTTTTTCAAATGCTGCTCTTGCGTTCACTAAAGTCATGCTTCAAATCCTGTTTGTGTAGTACCTGAGTATTTCTCTGATACTCCTCCTCCTATAAATAGCTTACCTTTATCTGACATATTTTCTTTTATTAAACGACCTAATTGACCTTGAACAAATCTTTGAATCTCTCCACTCTCTAAAACATATTGAGAATATTCTGCTTTATTTCCAATAAAAACTGATTTTCTGTAATTAAATATTCTTTTACCTTGTCCAACTGGAAATCTTGGTCTAACTTCAGGCTTTTTAGGTTTAGTCTGTGGCGTAAAATCTTTTCGTTTTCTTTTTTCAAAAAAATTCAAACTACGCTCTCTTTTTATTGATGCCCAAGGTTCATAATTTTCTACCTTGTGTGTAGCATGAACAGCAGAGTTTGATGCTTTCCAGCTAGACGCAAAAAATCCTGTCCATACTGGCATAGTAATTGGTCTTTTTTTATGTTGATTAGATAACTGAAAATGAACATCTTTTATAAGACTATTAAAATCTTCGCTAATTTTTGTATCTAAATCTTTAGGTAAATCTTTTAAACGTCTTATTGCCATTAGAACCGCACCAAAATACTAAATAGATAAACTTGTCCGCCCTTTTTAGTTTCAACATTAACTATTTGTGCAATTCTATTAGAACCAGCAAAATTTAGTGTAATTTCATCATCTAAATCAACTTGATTATCTCCTATCTGGTCTGGAGTTATATATAATTTTGCCTCTCTCATTTCTTGACCCGTTTCTTCTTCTGATCTAATAAAAGATATTGGTACGTCTATATTGTAAGTAGTATCAGTTGTAGTCAAAGCTCCTGTAGAAGTGTTGTAAGAAGGAGATGCTTTTTTTGTATAAGTAATACTATGATCTAATGATGCACCTAATTGAGATACAACACTTTTGGCTACGTTTTTAAATAAATTATCAAGTTGTCCTGCCATTATCCTCTAACTACCCTCATCTGAAAACTACCTGCTCCACCTAGCATATACGCTCCAAGATAACTTTGTAACCAGGGGTAAACATCAAGAATATTATTTATTGATCCTGTTCCCTGACTATCAGTATTATATTTAACTTGCAAATCTCCTAATTGCACCTCAGAAAAATTACCGTCTTTACCAGTAGTACCAGTAATAGCATCAGTATCATTTGCCAAAGCTCTAGCTAATTCAAATTGTGCATATTTAATATTTTGTGGGATTAAATCACAGGAAAGTTCTACACCATCTACCTGATAATTATTTCTTGGAAATTTAAGTGCCTGTCCATCATCACATCTGTCTCCATAATAAACAAAACTATCAATCCACCTTGTAGCTGATATTAATGCACGATTCTTTTTATCATCTTGTTTATTATCCCATTGAGTAGAATCTGGAACAGTTTCAAAATATGCGTCTGCTTCAGCTAATGTGACATAGCTATTAGCATTTGCTCCTTTTACTGTTGCGTCTATAGTAGCTGCCACGATTAGTAAAGTAATTTAGTTTTATTGTAGCGTAAAGAAAAAACCCCACCAATAATTGATGAGGTTTTGGATGACCACTTTCTAATATTATTAAGAAATATTAGATGTATCAAGTGGTGAGTTAACAATGATTTCAACCATAGGAATTAGGTCTGCATCATATGTAATTGCCCAGTTGTTTGAGTTACCTAACTGTGCGTTAGTTGGGTTGTCAGTAGCAGATGTCCACTTAGTTCCCATAACGTGATAAGCACTGTGGTAGTCAACAGACATAACATCTTGCTTAGATAAGATGTTTCTATCTGATTCAATGCTTAGAGGAGATTGCTCACCTTCAAGAATTGTTCCTGACTTAATTAAGAAGCAACGGAACTCAGTCTGATGACCAGAAGAACCAGGAGCAACTGTATTAACTTGAGAGTCAATAACAACATTCATACCAGCAAATTGACCGATACTTCTGTCAGTTACACCAACTCCACCGCCACCCCAAGTTACTGCACCACCAGTAGATAGAGCAGATGTTGAGAATGTAAGTAAACCTACTTGATATAAGTAGTAAGCAACAGATGGATGAACAACTAGAGTATCTAGCTCTTCGCCTCTCTCTCCAAGAAGTGATCTACCTCTTGCAACTGTAGAAGCTGTTAAAAAGTTTGCTTCAACAGCACTTGTACCAGCTTTAGCTACGTCAAGTGAGTTTGCACCTAAAGGACCAGTACCAGAAGCAAATAAACCATCTAATAGACTGAATAGTCTTGCAGAGTTTAGCTTGTTGATAGCATCTGCAATTTGGTTTCTGATGTGACCCATTGGATCTTCACCAGCAGCCAATACAGCTACATCATCAACAGCATACGCAAAACCTCTGTGACAGATAGTTGCGATCTGTGTTCCTGTACCAATCTTCTGTGGTGTCAAATAACCAGAATTACTTGTACCCCATGTTGCTGTACCATCTAAGATTTCCTCAGTTGGAGCGATTGGGTTAAATTCTGGAACTTGGATTCTTGTTCCACCTTCTGATGCGTCAAGAAGTGAATTTCTTACAACAGCACCAGATTTAATAAATGCACTACGTTCCTTGATAGCTTCGGAAACATATGTGCTGAGATTATTTCTCTTAACGATATCCGCTAATAGGACACCGCCAGAGTAATTCTGAAACGGAGCAGCCATTCAGATTTACCTTTTTAAGTTTTGCGATACCCTAGTCACGGACAAGGGGATTAGTCTCACAGAAACTAACTATTTTTGAGCCTCTTGCTTGAGCACTGCTGCAAGCTGTGGGTCTTGTTCTGATATTAGCATTTGTTGAGTCAGGTTGCCCGTTTTCCAAGGGTTTACTTGACCTCCGCCAGTGTTTCCGACAGGACTTGGTTTTGCTCCCATTCCAGCAGCAGAACTAGGTTTGAAATGATGTTCCCAACCACTACCAGGGTTTTTGAGACTACTGAGATAGGTGTTTAAATCTTGCTCAACTCCACCATTTAGAACAACAACTTTACCTTCAGCATTTTTTTGTAAATTATTTTGCAATAATGCCAAAGTTTGTTCTGCATTTATAGCACCAAGATTACTAATAGCAGCTAATGCTTTTGTTCTTGTAGATTCTACTTCTTTAGAAGTTTTCATATCTTCTAATTGTTGTGACAAAGTTGAAATCTGTTGATCTTTTTCTTGTGCCGTTTTATTGGCCTCTTCCCAAAGAGTTTTCCATTGTCCTTGATCTTCTAATTCTTGTTTTCTCTGTTCTTCTTTTTTCTTGTAAACTTCATCAAGTTTATTTTTTGCACCTTTAAATTTTTCCTCACCTTCAGCAATTTGTTTTTTTAAAGCTGAAATTTGTTCTTCATACTGTGTCTTAACAGCAGTAAGATCAGGTGCTTGTGGTTGAGTTGGTTGTGAAGCAGTTTCAGCCACGGGCTGTTCAGCAGGAGTCACGGAATCAGGCTGAATGACTTTTTCTTCGATTGCCATTAATTATTCAGATAGTGGGTTAGTAGTTTTCTTTTTTGAAACCTTTTTCTTAGTTTCTTTTGGTTCGGGAGCAGGACAAGCTTCAGCGACTTTTTGTGCTTCAGTTTTAGGCTCTACTACTTCCCATTTATAAGTTCCGTCAGATTGCAGAACTTTATCAATAGATCCAGCCATGAAAATATATGTACTTGTTTATCATTGTATCAAACTATTCAGATTTGGCCTCATTCGCTGTTGGTAACACTTCTCCCTGTACCAAAATATCCCTAAATTCATCTCTATCAATAACTTGTTGATCGAATAATGATGTTAATGCTGTAATATCTTGTCCAATCAATCTTTCAATATCAAAATCTCTACTAATCTTTACTTCTGGTGGTTCAATACCTACATATTCAGCAGATAAATTAAATGCTTTTTGAAGTTTTTGCTCTAATTCCATAGAAACCATAGCAAGCATAGAATTAGTATCTACACGATCTAATCTTCTTGCATCAGCAGATTCAGCTACAAACTTCTGCTGACTTAAAGTACTAATACCAAGAGTAGCCATCTGCATTTGTAATTCTTTGATCTCAGCAGATTGAGCATCAAAAGCACTAGAAGCTGGCTCTACATAATAAACTTTATTTCCTGGCTGAGTTGCCATTGCATAATTTACAGAGATAGCTAAATCTTTTGTCTGATCGTCATATCCTTCCATTACAAGCATTGGTTGAGATGCAACGTGCAAACTATGAATAAGATCAGCCTGTCTTTGAAAATGTGCAAGATT